GCCCCGGCAATCACCACCAAGCCAGGGCGGGCAACATTTTCCCTTGAACTTGAACTTGAGAAAGGAGACGGACAATGAAGCTCGACGAAACCATTCGCTTTGACGAACTACCCGACAACGAACTTACCGTCGTGCCAGCGGGTTGGTACATAGCCACCGTTGCTGAGGCTGAAGTCAAGTCCACCAGGCGCGGTGACGGACAGTATCTTTCAATTCGATACACCGTTCTAGGGCCGACGCATCAGGGACGCAGCGTGTACGGCAACGTCACGCTGCGCAACGCCAGCGAGACGGCTACGAGAATCGGCCGTGCGCAACTGAAAGAGCTGATGGGCGCGGCTGGACTTACGCAGCTTTCGGACACCGACCAGCTTGTGGGCGTAACGCTTCAAGTGCGTGTCACGATACGGGACGACCCACAGTACGGACAGAGCAACGAGGTGAAGGGCTGGAAGCCAGCAGGCGCACAAGCTCCCGTGCCGCATTCCATTGTGCTCCCAACGCCAGCACCAATGCCAGCGCCAGTCCAACCGCAGCCGCAACCACGCCCGGCCAATCGCCCGCCGTGGGCGTAGCGCAACGACTCGCACGAAAAAAACGGCTTCGGGAAATCTAATCTCGAAGCCGTTCTCTACACCAGACACAGAAGGAGGCACGACGCAATGCTTGACTTGGAACGTCTAGTAGACCAGTACCACGAAAAAGTCAACGCCGATGAGCAACCGCGTGCGTACCTGGGCTGCTCAATCGCCGGATACCGCTGCGAACGCCGGATATGGCTGACGTTCCGCTGGGCTGTTCAGGAGCGCTTCACCGGACGGATGTTGCGAATGTTTCGCCGAGGGCGTGAAGAAGAACGTCTGGTGCTGGAAGACCTACGCGCTATCGGCTGTGTCATCACAGATTGCCAGAAAGAAGTCGTCCTGACGCCGTATATCAAAGGACACGTGGACGGGATTATCACCAGCGGTTTGCCTGAACACGAGAACGAACAATTTGTGCTGGAAATCAAAACGTTCAGTTCCAACGCCTTCACGCAATTGACGCGAAAAGGCGTCAAAGAAGCCCGCCACGACCACTGGGTGCAGATGCAACTCTACATGTTGGGGTTAGGAATTCCCCAAGCCTTGTATTTTGCAGTCTGCAAGGACGACGACCGAATTTACACCGAAATCGTGCAATTTGACGCCGAACGCGCTCAGTCCATTCTCAATAAGCTTGATCGATTGACGATGGAAACCCGGCTTCCACCGCCGATTTCACGTGACCCAACGTGGTGGGAATGCAAGGGGTGTCCGGCGTATTCCTTCTGTCACGAGCAGTCCGTCGTGACGGCGCGAAACTGTCGGACATGCGCTTACGGCGCGCCAAAGCCCGCAGGCCTGAATGCTACTCCGTGGGAATGCCAATACGAACCAGTCGCCCCGCAAGAACTTTCTGTACAGCAACAACGCCAAGGATGCGAATGCCACGTGCCTTTGCGCGAATTCACTGATCAGACTTGGAGGTAAAACGCAATGCAGCTTCGAGATTACCAACAAAGAGCACTTGATCAGCTTTACGACTGGTTTACACGCTACGAAGGCAACCCTTGCATCGTCCTGCCGACGGGCGCAGGCAAAAGCCACGTCGTTGCCGCATTGTGCAAAGACACCCTGACACAATGGCCTGAGACCAGAATCCTGATGCTCACCCACGTCAAGGAGTTGATAGAGCAGAACTTAGAGAAGCTTCTGCTTCACTGGCCAAACGCGCCAGTCGGCGTGTACAGCGCCAGCGTAGGGCGAAAACAACTCGGTTACCCCATCACCTATGCCGGAATCCAGTCAATCTGGCGACGCGCCGAAGACGTGGGGCACGTTGACCTTGTGATTGTTGACGAGGCGCACCTGGTGTCGCACAAAGACACCGGGATGTATCGGACGTTCCTTGCAGAATTATCCAAGATCAACCCACGCCTTCGCGTCGTCGGACTGACCGCCACGCCGTTCCGGTTGGGGCACGGGATGATTACCGACCCGCCGGCAATTTTTTCCCCGCCGCTCATCAAGCCGGCATCTCTGACTGAGCTTATTGCCAAGGGGTATCTCGCGCCGTTGCAGAGCAAAGCAACGGACGTAACCTACGACGTATCTGGCGTTGCCAAGCGCAATGGCGATTACGTTGAAAGCGAACTCCAGGCGGCTGTTGACAAAGACGATTTGAACCGGTCGGTCGTGGACGAGATTATTTCGCGCGCCGGCAACCGCCGCTCGTGGCTTGTGTTCTGCGCTGGCGTCGAACACGCCGAACATATCGCTGAAGAACTCCGACAGCGCGGCATTGAAGCCGCGTGCATCACCGGCGAGACCCCAAAGCCGGAGCGTGAACGGCTGATTGGCGCGTTCAAGGTAGGCAGAATTCGAGCACTGACCAACGCCAACGTACTGACAACCGGGTTCGACCACCCGGACGTTGACCTGATTGCAATGTTGCGTCCTACCGAGTCTCC